CGCCACAACCAATATCCATAAATTTGTAAACCAGCTCGGAAGTGCCGCGAAATGCTCAAAGAATATATTTACTTTATCCATAGCTCCCGGATCATCCGATACGACTGCCCAGGCCAAAATTGCTATGGGCGCCGAGAGAATTAATAAAACTGCCTCGTCTTTCCAATCTGCTTGACGGGCTTCTAAAAGTTTTCCCTGGTAAGCTTCTTTACCTTCGGCCATACGAGATGCGTGCATAAGCTGTGCATCTGACATAGCTATCTTCGTCTTCTGTTTGTTAGCGTAAATTTTACTACCAGCAGAAACGGCTAATTTAATTGCCGACAACCACATGGATTAGTACCACTTAGCTTTAACAGGTTTTTTGTCAGCTCTCATCGCTTTAGTTCCTCTAACTGTAACAGTTTGAGTTTCTTGCGGGTTTGTAGCTTCGATAGTAACGCCACCTGTTTGGTAACCGTCTTTGCCAACACCTAATTCTTTTGTAACTTTAGGTTCTTTGACATACATCGAGCCTCTTTGCCAATCTTTATCCATAATATTCTCCTTGAGTGTTAATATACTTAATTTTTCTTAAAGTTTCTACCAAAATCGTGTCGTTTACTACGATCAGCCATTTGTTGTCTCTCTAAAGCAGCATCTGCTGACATAACTTGTTTAGTTAGCGAAGTATCTGCTCTTAATTCAGCTAATTCTTCGTTTTGTTCTTGTTTATCTTCGAACTGTTCTTGGTTTTGCATAGCTCTCATAGTATCTAAGCTAATTCTACCTTCATCATAAGCTTTTTTAGCTTCATTTTGTCTAGCTTTGATGTCTAGTTCTCTAGATTTTAGTTTAAGTAATGGATCACCACCTAATTCACTAATAATTTGTTCTTCTTCCTTCATATAATCTCTAACCATTTCAGAAATCAACACAGCTTTTCTAGAATTAATTTTATTTGTAAGCATTGTTACTTGTTGAACTAGTTGTTGGTTCTGTGGTTGCTGTTGTAGCATCTGTTGCATCTGTTGTGCTTGTGCTAATTCTTCTTGGAACTCTAATTGTATTTGTTCTTGAGCCATTAAACTAATTCTTTCCAATATATTTTTTTGTAACGCACCCATAATAGTCGGTGAGTTCTGTACCATATTAGATTGCATAAAATTTAAGTGTGAATCTATGTGAGCTTTGTGGTCTTGACCAGGAAAAGCTTGAAAAGGTTTCATACCCATTGCTGCAATTTCTTCTAATGCAGGGTCAATCGGTTGAGGTTGTTGCGGTGGAGGTAATATCGCGTTGATATTTTTTACCCCGACCGCTTCATACATGGATCTGTACGCTTGGTACAAATCATGTATCTGAGGATTCGATTGCGCTAATTGTAATTCCATTTGCGCCATAGAAATTCTTTGTGTTTGACTAAATATGTTAGGATCAGCAACAGGAAGTATATCTACCTTCTCATCAAAGTCTGCAACCTTAACATTTCTAGTAGCACCAGGAACATCGTAAGGATATTCTTGTGGTAAGTAAGTTTTAAATACTTCTGCTAATAATTTAAATTCATGTTTAAGACCAACGTATAATCTTTTGTGGATTGCGGACATAACTCTAGAGCCACGTTCTAAAAGTGCAACTGTAGTACCAACCGCGGCTTGTTGATTCATATCTCCAACTTGTGCATCTGCAATACTTGCAAATCTTTGACCTGCACTAACCACAACTCCCATTAATTGTAAAAGAGTTTGATCTGGTCCTTTAAATGGTAATTGCATAAACTGATCTTTAATATTTCCGCCAGGTGCATCTACATCTCTAAACTCACCAGGTTGTAATGGCTGTGCATCATCTCTAATTCTTATACCTCTAGTTTTAAAACCAGCTGGTAAATTAGCTAAAGTTCCTGCATCTAATAATTGTCTTAGTGCACTTGTTGCTGTTCTAGTTAAACCACCAATCATATGTATTAAACCAAAACCATAAAAACCTGTACCTGGTAAAAATTTATATTGTACAAAGTATTTTATTTTATTCATCATTTTATCATCTTCTGTGTAATTTCTTCTAATAGATAAAATTTCATTAGTAGATTCTAAAATAGTTACGATGTATGGAAGTTTAATTCCTGTCGGTTCACCTTCCGGGCTCATGTCTTCAAAACCTTCTAAATCTAAATCTGTATGCATTTCTAAAAGTGTGTATTGATCTTCGGCATTTCCATCTTTAGAAATTCCTTCTAATCTTAGCTCTGCATCTTTAACTTGGTTTTCTGTAACAGGAGGTTGACCTATTTCTATGTCTTTATAAAAACCAGAAACTTGTTGTTTTCTAATTTCATTTTCTGACATTCTTAAAACATGAACTATTGCTTCTGCGTCTTCTAATGAGTTAGCCGAATAAGGTACAACTAAATCATCTGCTTGTACAAATTTAGAAACAGCTCTACCTAAAAGGTCGTCATAATAAACTTTCTTAAAGGTAGAACCTGAGAGGGGTAGATAAAAAAGCATTTGGTCAAATTCAGGTTCATACTCTGGCATTTGATCCATGATTTGATAATTCATAAAATCTTTTACTCTGTGTGCTTGGTCTTGTTTTTCGTTAGTCACATCTCCTAAAATTTGTGCACGTACTGGACCATCAGCTGGTAATAATTCTTTGTAAGCTTGCGCTTGAAATTGTGTAACCGCTTCAGCAAGAACCGGATGGTTTACACCACTTGCTCCTCTAAAAGGTTGTGTTCTTTTTTCGTATTTAAAACCTAAAAGTTCTAAACCTTCTCTGTAAGTGTCTTCCCAGTCACCTCTAGATTGTTTGTATTCTGTATACTTGTCAAAAAGATTAGAACCTAGTTCGTCTAGGTATTGATCATTCATAACTTCTGCTAAGTTTGAAAAATGATCTTCTGTTTGTAATCCTTCCATGGCATTAGGATCAAAATTTATTTCTGCTCCACCTTCTTCATCCATAGTTACATTTGCTTGACCTTCTTGTGTAGGAACGTCAGCTTCTGAAACGTCAACTTCTTGTTCTACAAAAGCTTCGTCAGTAATAGTTTCGTTGGGTAATGCGTCTTCGATTTTTGCCATATCTCTTTCCTGTTAATTATAACACACCTTCATATGTTGGATTTGAGAGTATACGCAATAATCCTTCATTTGGCAATGTCTTATTTCTTAGGTTTTTTCTCTTCTCTTCTTCTAGTGCTCTTTCTTGTGCAACACGATCTTTAACCATTTGTGTATTTACAGCCTCTACTCCTTTTAAAGGTGGAGTATAAAAATCAGAATCCATCATAGAAAAGTCTTCAGCAATCTGTTCATTTTTAATGGCTTGTCTTTCAACAGGTTCCATCTTTAATAAATCTTGTGCTTCACCTACCATATTACTTAAAAAGAAAGGACTCGCTAAAATTTCAGCAGGAGTTTTACCTTCGTTGTACATTTGTTTCATAAAATATGCTTCTAGTGGTAAAGCTGCAACACCTAAAGCTTTTGCTGCTACCTTTGCAGCATTTTTTGCTATGCCTGCAAATTTAGCTACATTACCTTTTCCTAATTGCATTTTGCTGTAGTCAACATCTGTAATATTTGACACTGCATCTTTAACGTTAGAATATATTCCTTTAACTCCATCTTCTACAGCAGCCGCTGCAGAATTAAGTCTAAATCCTTCACCTTGTTTAGCTAATCTTTCTCTTGCTGTTAATTTATTATCACCACCAAAATAACCATCCATTCCTCTAATTTTTACTCTTAAATTATTTTTATCTAAAAAATCTTTTATCTTAACCACTCTAATATCAGAAAAATCTTTATATTTATTACTATTCATAAATGTATCTAAAGGTCTCATAATTTTAGCGTTTGCTCGATTAGTTATTAAAGATAGATTAGTTGTAAAATTAGTATTCTTAGCTCCTTTAGCCATTGGAGAAGTATGTTCTATACTAAACATACCTGCTTTAATTAAATTTTTTATTTTTTTATTAGTTACTTTTTCAGATTTAAATTCTCCTGATTGAGAATCAAAACTAGTTTCAAGTTGAAACATTATATTTTTATTATTTCTAAGTTTAGAAATAGTTTCCGAAGGATTATTTTTAAAATCTTGTCTTAATTTATTATTTGCTTCTGTAACATATTTTGTAGATAATTCTTTATTTAAAGCAACTGTTTCAGCTCCTGCATTTAATTTTGCAAGTTTATCTTTTTTATATCTTTCTTGATTTGATTTTGTTTTAGCACTTTCAACAATAATAACTTTACTAGGTCCTTTAATATTTAATTTAGGTTTTTTTCCTGTTGGATTATATCTTAACATTTCTGATCGAGTTACATATTGTTTACCTTTTTTACCAGTTCTAGATTCATTAGGATCTATATTATTCCATACACTACGACCTTCTAAATCTCTAGAATTCATGTCGTAATATTTATCACCTTTTTTAATTTTAGGTGCTTCATCTATAGCTTTTTGTACTTCTGTTAAACTTCTCATAGGACCATATTGATTTTGAATTGCTACATCAAGTCCAGGTTTAACTAAACCTAAATTACGTTTGGCATATGTTAAATAATTTCCTATGAGTGTTTTATTAATTGTTTTATCAGGATATAGAAGTTTAAGTCTTTTAGTTATATTTTCTGCACCAAGACCTTTTGCAAATAATTCTTTAATTGTAGATTCTATTCCTTGTCTTACAACACTTTGATAAGCTCGTTGTGGAGCATTAATTTGACTAATTGGTGTAACCTTATCTCCATTTTTATACCCCTGTCTCATAGCCTCTTTAACTGCTTCGCCAAACTCATAGCCATCATCCATAAGCTCTTTTACTTTTGCAGTAAATGCTTTATCGCCGGAACCGTTAGTCGATCCGCCGTCCGCGAATCTTTTTTTAAATAAAATGTTACCGCCGTCTTTGTTAACGTCGATCTCGAACATCGAATCGTCGCCATAGTAACCGCCGCCAATGTTTAGCTTACCGTCTTTATAACGATAGCCACCAGAGATTTTACCTTCTTTTTTTGCTTTACCTAAATTGTTTATGATGTCTGTGAATAGCGTTTCTGCCATTACCTTCTCCGTAGACTAACAATGCCGCCGTTGAAATAGCTTCCTCTTACAAAACCACCTTTAGCCCATCCCCAACCGCCGTCAGTTCTACCTGATTTAGTTGATCCTGCAGATGTTGCTTGTTGTGAACCACCACCCATTCCTGCAGCTTGTGCTCCTGTCATTCCTGATGAAGCAATACCACCTCCACCACCTTGAGTAGTTAAACTTGCAAGTCCTGGACCTATTTGAGCAGCCAGAGCTTCAGCTTCTCTAATTTTTCTTTGCATTTCTATTTGCTCTAATGCTTTATTAGTTTGTGCAGTTTTAAATGCTTTATTTTTTTTTATTGCTGCACCTATCATACCGAATGGTGAATATTTTTGATAGAGTTCAAATAAATTATCTGCTGTGTTTTTTAAACTGTCTATAACTCCTATTCCCTCTGTTTTTTTATATCCTGAAAACATAGGAGATCCATCTGGCATAACTCCAATAACTTCTTTTTGATAAGTTCCAGGAACTTCGGCTATACCTTGTGGTCCACCATCACCTCCATTTCCGCCTTGATATTGATTTATATTTTGATTTATAATTCCTTGAACAGGAGGTGTAGGGGTTGGTGTAGGGGTTGGAGTTGGTGTAGGTGTAGGTGTAGAACTTCCACCAAACAAATCTAAATATTGTTGTAAAGTATAATTACTTTGTAACGTCGGGTTCTGATTATATACGTTTGTTAAATTTTGTGGGCTCATTTTTTTGATGGTTGCATAAATTGTTGTAAATATGTTTCAAAAGTTTTAAATTTTTTTTGCAGAGTTGGATTACTATTATACATTTTTTTTAAGTCTGCTTTTCTTGTAGGATTCATTTCATATGTCATAGCTTTATCTATTTGTGTTTTGTTTACAGGTCCTATGGTTTTTGGTATTACTGGTTTAGGTGTTTTTATTACTTTTTTAATATTTTTAGGACCTCCTATATAAACAGATCCTACAGGATCTCCTGGTTGTGCCGGTTTATTTAAAGGTATATACGCCATATTAATAATACTCTCTTATTGGGCTAGGAATGCTATCTTCTTTTTCATCTTCAGGGTGAGATATAAATCCTCCCTGTCTAAATCGCATTACTGCCTGTGTTGTACTGTCCACCAAATCATCATGATCTCCATAAGGAAATGACGCACACTCTTCTACTACCTCTTCTGCGAATTTCATATCCGGCGCCCAAATTTGGCCACTCTCAAAAAGAGGGGCACAAGCGTTAACTCTAGCATGTTTATCGTTACCTCTGCTAGGAGTGAAATTTATAACAGGTATCCCCATCTTTCGCAACTCATAAGTTAGGGGTAATCCAGATGCTTTAGACTCTACAATTACTGTTTCAGGGTTCCAATACTTATATTGCTCTAATGCTTTTTTACGAAGTTCTGGAAACTCTAATCGTTCTTTGACTGCATCTAATAGTATTAGATTTGGCCCTGAATCTTCGGTTGGTCTAAATACACCCCAAGTAGTAATAGCAGAATAATCGGCTGATTCTTTTTTAAGAAATGCTGTATCATAAGATTGTATGACATGTTCTAAAGGTGGCATTGTATCTTTTTCCCAAACCTTCCACCATTCTCTTTTGATTAGCGATCCTTCTTCCGCTGTTGGATTTTGCATCCATTGCGCGTTCCACTTACCAATACTAATACTAGCTTTGACACCTTCTAGTTCATCTAACTTCCAATACTCAGGCCATACAGGTTTATTACTAGGTAGTATTGCTGGAAACTCAATTATCTCCCACTGATCTGATTTTAATTCTTTTTGATTTTTTAATAACATACCTGTCAGATCTTTCATGTTCCATCGTGTCATAACCACAACGATTGCTCCACCAGGCTGTAAACGCTGACGTGGACCTGATGTATACCATTCATAAGCACGCTCTAACGCAGTCACGTTCAACGCATCTTGCTCCGAGTGTGGGTCATCAATAATTAAAAGATCCGCGCCCCGTCCAGTGATGGCTGATCCAACACCGGCCGCGTAATACTCTCCGCCTTGCGAGGTTTCCCATTTACCAGCAGCTTGTGAATCTTCGCGGAGCGTGGTTTTAAACATTTGTTGATACTCAGCAGAATCAATTAGTGTTTTAGCTTTTCTACCAAATCTAATTGCAAGTTCAGTTGTGTGAGTAGATTGAATAATTTTTAAATCAGGTTTACGACCAACCATCCAGGCAGGAAGTAAGAAAGATGCAAACTCAGACTTTGTATGTCTAGGTGGCATATTTATAATTAATCTTTTAATTTCACCTTTTGCCAAACGATTAAATTTTTCTGCAATTTTTTTGTGATGCTTACCTTCTATAAACTCAGGCCAAACATGTTTTACAAAAGTTAAAAAATCTTCTTGTACTTTTATTTGTTTTTCTTTTTCAGATAGCTTGATGGCCATCTTCATATATTCTTTTTGTACGTCTGGTGGTAGTTTGTCTATAATTTCTTGCTTCATTTTTTTTCTTCTATTTCATAGAAGAAATTATCGGTGTCTTGTGTTTTCCATTTACCACTGTCTTCTACATTCCATTCGTTAGTTTGTACTTTCCAATCTGGAATATTATTTTTGACAGTAAAAGAAGGTAGGTCCCAAATACATCTATTGTTTGGTTGTGCTGCAAAGTTACCATCATCAAGTGCAATGATATGTGCACATTTGTGTTCTTGTGGTATTTCAGAATGATCTGTGTCTAACATATTAACATCGGGATGACCCCAATCTACAGTAAACAAATAACGACCAGAATGTTTCTTTTTATCTTTACCAAAATAATATCCTGAAGCTGCGCTTAAAATAGACCAGTGAGTGACAGTAGGATAATAGCTAAAACAATTCCAAAGCTCCAATTCATCAAGTCGTCTTGTGGGAACACTCTCGGGTCTAAATCCCGTTTGAATAAACGCGCTAATTGGTAGGCGATAAAATATTGCACCGTTACCCATAAGAGCATGAAATAATATAGCACGGCCCCCCAAGCTAGTAAGACCAAAGATAATACAGTCTTCAACTTCTCCATGATGTTTTTTAAGATCATATAAATATTCCCTTCTTATTTGTGCATAGGTTGTAGGTATGTTTGCATTTAGGTAAGCCATAATTTTTTTGCAAAATTTTTTAAGTTTTGTTTCTCTCCTTAAAACGATTTTACAGCCTATCTATATCTAAATCAAGGCATACATGTAAATATTATGGGACCCCTAATCTAAAAAGGGTTGGTGGGGGTTAATTGTTTTTTGCTGTGTGTGGTATCGGTCCGGGTCCTACTTATCCTGGCGCACAACCTGTAGTTGTGCAGTTTAGAATCATTCTAAACTGCACAGTATTAACAGAAAGTTAATCTAGTAATATCATATAAGCTTCTGCATTATTTTTTCTGAAATAGTTAAGACCATCTCTTACTCTATTCCATAGCTTTGATGTACCATCAACACCGGCTTCTTTATCTTCGATCGTTGCTTGTAGTTCGTTGATAAAGATATCATCATGTATCTTTGCTTCGTGTGGTGTAAGTAAGTAAGACTCTCCATTGAATCTATTCTTACGTTCCTCAGTTGCGTCTATCATCGTTGCGTCTTTTAGTTTACTCATGTTATATCCTTTCTGTTATATATTCCTATACTACTCTAGTTCGGTCCTATTGTCAACCCTTTGAATAGAATATTCTGGACCCCACCTATCTTCATCATTCTTGACCTTGGCATATCCTTGGCTCTCGCGTCTGTGTCTGATAAACTCTATCGGTCGACCTTGTTCGATGTTTTCCATGTTTAATGATAACCAACTAAACTTACATGATTGACTACAGAAATATTTATCTGAGTCTGGTGCTTGCCACCCCCATTGATTAGGTCCTTGGTCTAGTGTTGCATATGCATAGCGCCCTCTAATCACACCTCTAGATTTTAGAAATCTATCTGTTGTAACTGTTTCATGACATCTTGGTCCTTGGCAAAAATGTTTATTAGGCATTATCTGGCAACCCCATAAATAGTGACATCATACCACCAAAGCTAATCATTAAACCTAACATATGATGTTCTGAATATACTGCTGTTATTACACCTAGCATTGCAATTATAAACCCTACTAGTATCATCATTAATCTCATTATTGTATCCATTGTATTATCCTTTCTGTTGTTTATGTATGGGATTATATACTAATCCCATACATTAGTCAAGTGTTAATTTATACTTTCTTCGTATTTTTTTCTTGCCAATATTTTAGCCTCTCTTGATTGATGTTTGTTCTTCATACCTTTAATCATACTAGCCAAGTTGCTTGGATTATAGATTGTCAATCCTGTTGAGTTAGTTCTAATTAACTCTGCCTCATCAACTTGTATTCCAAGTTCAGTTGCAAGTTCAATACCCTCACTCAAATAACGATATGCTTTCAATCCAATCTTTAACTGATCGCATTGTTTCATAATTGTATCAATCCACTTTTGATGATTAACAACTAGATTACCTTTTGCAATTCGCCAAGTTTCAAATT